ACGCAGCGTTTGTGATCGAAACGCCGCTCGCCACGAGCGCAAGCGCCTCGTCTTTAATTTTCTGGTCGTACTTGCTCCCGCGCTGCTGCATCCAATCACCTCCCGCGCACGTTTGTTTCTTGTTTGTCTTTGCTGAATACAAGTATAATCGGAAAAATCGGACAAAACGGACAACTTTGTCCGGGCAGTAAAAAAGCGCTCAGCCGAGCCATACAGCCCGCCTAAGCGCTTGTGTTTGATTCCATCCATTATATTTCTATATTCGTTGTTGTTATATTTGTCATTTTATGATATGATATGACAAATCAATAACGAGGTGTTCTAATTATGTTTACCGATATAGATGAAAATTTACCGGCTGAAGACATAAATGCCATAAACTATGTATCAGCTGCTGGCATTATGTGTGGCTATACAGATGGCAGCTTTCGACCAGATGATTTAGTTTCATATTCCGCACTTTGCCGCTCTTTGTTCAACGCATTTAATCCCGCTTCATATAATCCATCCAAAAAAACATTAAATCAGCCTTTACATTTATTATATAGCGATTTCGTCTATAGTCGTATTCAAAAAAACTATTCTCCTAAGACTAATATAGCAAGCTCTACTGCCATTCGTATTATATCTAAATTCTACCAGTTGTTATTTATTGAAAACTCTACTACAAATCAACATTTATCACATTTTTCAAATGATAGCCATAGCGGCAAATTAACTCGTATTACTCTTGCAAGAATTTTCTATTATTACACAAAACAGTTTATACACTCCCTTACCAACCCTCCTGTCAAACCAGAAGAATTATTCCGTCTATGGGAGAGTACTCAGAACCATATCAATATCAATCCATTTGAATTTGCATTGCAATCTGTCGAATGTGCTCCTGAATTATATCCCCAAAAAGCAGATTTATCATTTATCTCACGTTTTCCTTATTTGAAAGCATTACCTATCAGCAATGTGCGAAAGACGCATGGTATCATGTGCCATATTGATGAAACTATTTCCTGTAAGTTTTCGCCAAAATCTCACTCTTCACTATACCAATACACTTCTCTTGCATCTTTGTATACTATGCTTACCCAATCTAACCGAGCTTCCTTTGGATTGCCTCCCGAAATCACGCTGCATATGAGCAATGTTGCGTACCTCAATGATCCGGATGAGGGGCATTTTTACCAAAGCAAACTGATTGATTTGCTTCCTAAACAATTTTCTTATGAAGGTTCTAACATCCATACAGATGATACATATATCGTTTGTTTTGCGGAGAAGGGCGATGAACTTCTCCCCATGTGGGTGCAATATGCTAATCAAGCGCAAGGTTGCCGCATTGAATTTAACGGTTCTGATATCAAGGTCACTGAACTTCAATATGTGAAAGATACTGAATTACCCGAAGTGATGAATAAATTGATTGAGATTATAAAAGATTCTTCGAGTAATACTGCTCTTAAAACTTATGCTACTGATAAACTTCATGAAATCCAGTACTATTATAAATCCGCTAATTATCAGCACGAGAATGAAGTCCGTTACACGACGACTATGCCCGTAAAGCAGGCATTAGTTGATGAAGGTTCTTCTGACAACGGAACTAAAATTCCTCGGCTATATTGCAATATACCTATTCCTTTGAAAATCAAGTCTGTTACTTTAGGCCCTAAATGTCCCGATTCCGAACGCATTGCCCTATATCTAAAGCACTGTGGTATAGAAAACGTCTATCGCTCTAAAATCCATTTCCGATAAATCAAAAAGCGCTGCTTAATGCAGCGCTTTTTGATTTATCATTTCCCGCTCGTACTCCTTCAGCAGCCGATCCAGTGTCGGACGGCTGACGCCGTTTTCCCGCGCGAGCGTCGCCTTGCTCTTGTGCCGCGTCACCCAATCGTGATACACAGCCGCCATGTCCTCGATAACGGTTTTCTTGCGTCCCTTGTATGCGCCGTTGCGCTTTGCGATGGCAATACCTTCCCTCTGGCGTTCCAGCATGTTCTCACGTTCGAACTGGTTAATCGAGGCGAGGATCGTCATCATCAGCCTTCCGTTCGGTGTCGAGGTGTCGATGTTCTCCTTGAGAGAGAAAAGCGTAATGCCGCGCGTCTTCAGGTTCTCGGTCAGTTCAAGCAGATCTTTCGTGCTGCGGCTGATGCGGCTCCAGTCCATGATGTAGATCGTGTCCCCCTCTCGCGCGTAGTCCAGCATCTCCTTGAGCTTCGGGCGGTTCATATCCTTGCCGCTCACCTTCTCGATAAACCACTTGTCAATGTCATACTGCTTCAAGGCTTCCACCTGCCGTGCCTCGTTCTGTTCCTCGGTCGAAACGCGCACATACGCTAATTTTGCTCCTTTTGCCATGTTATCCACTCCTTGTTGATGTTTTGTAAAATTGAACTCTTGACTTTGCTTTACACATGTAAAACAAAGCGAAAAACCATGCTATTTTTACGTTTTTCGGTACTCTTGCACACCTGCTCATTAGGGCATGTTCTATTTTTACACCGCAGGGCACAGCAAAGCGGACGGGTGACACATCGTCAGTCCATCCGCATATATCGTTCGACCAACTTCCTCGGACCGCTTTCATCCGCATACCCCATCCGCCGGGCACACTCGCTCCAGCTTTTGCCGTCCAGGTACCGCAGCCGCAGGGCGCGCCGGGTCATGGAGTCGGAAACGCTGTCGATCCACTGCCGCACCGTGTCGCGCTCATCCTGGCACTCGGCCTCAATGGCCTGCAGCCGATCGCGTGCCGCGTCCAGTGCATCCCGGCCAAACAGACAGCCAACGCCGTAAGTCTCCTCGATCCGCTTGTGGTGCCGAGCCTCCCGCGCAAACCGCTCTCTTTCTTCTTCCAGTTCACAGACCAGACTTTCAATCTGCCGCAATCTGTCTTTTGTCACCAGATACACCTCCTGCCGCATCGGCCTCCCGCCTTGCGCTCGTCACCGTTACGCGCTTCCGCGCGCTCCGCCCATTGAGAGAGTACAAACAGTAATGTGATTACGCTTTGTATTCATTCGTCCGAACCTCTCCGACAAACCGCGGGGGAATTGTTAGACCCCCTACAAGGCTGTCAGGCGGACCCGGCCGCCGATATCTTAAACTTTTCTTTGCCGTCTCCTGCGCAGGCGTTCCCACGGATCGGGAGCAGCCTTGCGCCGCTGTATCTGCCACCACGCGCCAAACGCCGCCTGGTTGTAAATGCGGCCGGCCATAACCTCATACCGGCCGAACTCATTCGCGTTCTGCACATGTTCGATAATCTTCACGCCGGGCGGCACTTCGGCCTCCTCCTCTTCGCCCAGTCTGAGCCGCACCGGCTCTGCAGGCGGGATCAGATTGCGGCTTGTGGAGTATCGCCGCGCACCTTTGCCCTTGTGACAATCCTCCTTGAGCAGATAGATGGCGGTGTCCTCAAAAAAATCCGCCCCCTCGCGCAGCGTGCGCACATCGGCCAGACCGGAAGCCCAGCAATCACGCACCACCTCGGCCAACTGCACACCGTGCGCGCCGCTGAGAATCAGGTGATGATGCAGCCGCACCGGCTCGCCGTCCATGTCATGTTCTTCTGTTACCGCTATGTATTTGTAGGTGAGGCCAATCTTGGCATACGCCTTTTTCATTTTCGCATGGAATTTCTCCAAAGCCCGCGCGCGGCTTGCCTCCGGCGCATACGTAAGGCAAACAAACAGATCCCGACCGCTCACAAAATTCGCGTTGATCAGCTGCATCAGCCGCCACTTGCGCTGCCGCCGGTTAATCTCCTGCTTGGCCTTCTCGGCTGCCCGCCCTCTGCCTGGGCGACATGCCCGGCATCGTGCCCATGCTGTAAAGGCACATCTGATAGAGCGCACCATTGCACTCCTGTTTTTGATATAACATAAATCACCTCTTGCGGCCGACTCCTGCATCTGCGCCGCAACATATAAAATGTAAAGCCAGATCAAGCCAGCCCTTCACGGGCTGGCTTTCTTTTTTCCGTTTTTCATCTTCCAAATCTTCCGCGCCTCAGCCACGAAAACCTTTCGATAATCTCGCTCATACGCGCCGAAGCCGTAAGTAACCACAGCCGCCGTCATGCAGTTGATCAGCTCGTCCGCTGTCAGACCGTGCTCGGCGGCGTTCCGGATAAACTCACGCATTTCAATATCCGGCGGCCGTCCAAACGACCGGCTGTAATGCGAATCAGCCAGGTGTGCCGTCTCTGCCGGGCTGCGCTCCATCCTGAAATCCACCTTCCACAATATCAAACAGCGTATTCTCGTCGAGATCGCGCAGTTCGAGCTGACCGTCTACGCAGCGCAGCTTGAGCATCTCCTTGACCTCGCCGTTAGACTTGTTTTTCTGCGTAATAGCTGAGGTAACATTGTAATCAAAATGGGTCTTGTTGGTTTCGTGATAGATACCGTTCTCGTCTTGCTCTCCCACGTTCCAAAGCTCCACATTGACTTTGAGTGTTACACTGCCCTCGCTCAAGCCCTGCCGTAGCAGGGTATTCAGAACATCACGCAGCTTCGTATCGAACAAATCGACTGCATCATTAAAGATTCCGCCGCGCAGGCTCATCTCGTGTCTCATTCGCCTGTTCCTCCTCTCTGATTCTCTTCAAGGTTTTCTGAATCCCCGCGTGCCGCGCCACCTTAAAATCGGTTTCCAGTCCAAACAGCTGGATGATCTGCTCAGTGACATTGACAACATCGGCCAGTTCCCCGGCAAGGTGTTCGAGTCTCGCGGTCAGGTCACGCTTTTTGCCGCCCTGCTCGTGATAGCTCAGCAGCATCAACACCTCGCTTGCCGCGCTCGTAGCCTCGCCCAGTTCTTCCATCAGCTTGCAGACTTGCTTTTCCTCGCCGTAATAGCCCGCGATCTGCATCAGCTTTGCCGCTCTCTTTGCATTCATGTATCAGTTCCTCCTAATCAATCTTGAGTTTCCCGTAATAACGAATATCCATCCGGCTGACGTCCTCCGCCCGCAGCCGCAGCTTTTCAAAGGCGTAATCGTCATCTACCTCTGCCCGCATTTTCGCAAGCTCGTCCGAGTTCTCCTGAAACGCCTCGAAAAACTTCTGCAGGCGCTCCGGACCGAAGCCGTAAGCATCGTGCAGGCTGACCGCCATCAGCCAGAGGTACCGCTGCATGCTCTGCTCGACGTTCAAAAGCGCCGCCTCATCCATCGCCAGTTGCAAGCGATCCCGCCGCGCCTTGAGCACATCGGCGTAATTCATGCCCCGTGGCTTGCCTTTGCCTTTTTTCTTCACGCCAGACGATCCCCTTCCTTGCACAGCCAGTCCGCAATCACCTTTGCGAACTTCTCGCAGGCGGCCTCGTCCGTCTGCTCCAGCTCACCGAGCGCCTGCTCGAGTCGTTCGACCAGTCCGCGCACCTCGCCAAACAGAAAATTGACCTTGTGCGCCGCAGGGTTCTTCACCTTGTCCAGCTTTTCCTCTGCAGCGCGGGCGCGCTCCTCAGCAGCCCTGGCGGCCTCGGCGTTCTCCTCGCGTACCTTGGAACGGATTTCCTCCAATTCCTCCTCAGTCAGTTCCCGCACTTCCGCAGGCTTGTCCTCGATCGCGTCAAGCTGTTCCTGCAGTTCGTCCGCCCGTTCCTTGGCATTCTCGGCATTTCGCACAGCTTCATCCCGTTCGCGCATAGCCTTGCCACGGTTCTCCTCGGCAACGGACAGTGCCGCCTGCGCGGCATCGTTCTCACGCACCGCCGTTTCCGCCTCCGCCTTGGCCTCGTCGCGCTCCTTAACCAGAGCGGCAATCTCACGGCTCGACATGCTCGGCAGATCGTGTTCCTCTGCCAGTTCCTCGCGCTCCTCCTCAGCCATGCCGAGCAGCGGCAGAATCTGCGAATAGGATAACTGTCCGAAGGCATCCGCCGCCGTCTTGCCGGTAAGCGATACCTGACCGCCGCCAAACTCACGCGCAATACGCATGTAGTTCTGCGCCGTACTGGGCTTATAGCCGAGCTTGTCCGTCAGATACGCCGTCCACTCGCCGGAGGGCACCATCTGCTTGGCCTCCTCCAGCCGCGTGCCGATCTGGATAACCGATTCCAAAAAGACTTTCCGGGCGTTGTCCCGGATCATATTAATTTCGGCGGTTACGATCTCGATCGACCGTACCGCCACCACATTTCCGCTCATCAAGCTGACCTCCTTATCATTTTCGTGACCTCGCGCAAATGGTCGAGGTACCGTTCCATAAACTCCGCCGCCTCCGGCTCGCGCTCGTGATTGCGCGCGGCGTAGCACTGACGGCACTCCAGCGTTTTCGGGTCAATTTCCACCGTATGCCACGGCGTGCGCGGTTCGCTGCATCGGCGCAGCACCATGATGATGGTCTCGCCGTCCGCGTGCCGGTCTGCATAGCCCGCAACGCAGTTGTGCATCTCCTCGCCCTCGCGCACGATCTCCTCGGCGCTGTCCACCGGCCGGATGAGCATCCCCTTGTACCGCCAGCACATCCAGCCGAGCAGCCGCCGCCGGGTGCGGAATTTCTCGTTTTTCCCGCGGTTCGCCAGCCGCCGTTCGCGTTCGCTCAGGCGCGCGTGCGCCTCATGCAGATCGTCCGGCAGCCGGTCGCCGTATATGCCCAGCCGCCGGAGCTGATCCAGATAGTCGCGGTGCTCTATCAGCATCGTGCTGAGCGCTCTTTCCGCGCGCCGGGACTGCCGCTCGATGTACTTGCGCCACTGCCGGATTTCGATTTCGCATTCCTGCACGATGTCGGACCAATCAACCGAAAACGCTAGCGCACTTGCAAATGCCGCGCTGGCCTTGTCCGGCCGAGCCGCACCGGCAGATTTCAAGGTGCGATACTCAAACGCCGCCGCCAGCCCAAGGTTTTCCCGCCGGAATAGCCGGATGTCGGCCTTGTCCAGCCCGCGGAACAGCTTGTCCGGCGTTTTCGCCCGCAAATTAACGAGCATCCTAAACCGATGTCCCCAACCGTGCTCGCGCTCCCGCAGCCAGTGTCCGAGTCCCATCTTCCACAGGTATTCCGCCGCCGGATACTTGCAGTACAGCGCCAGATAATTCGGCAGATCCTGCAAAGCCGCGTAGGCGTGCTCAAGCTGACTGTATTGCAGACACGTTCCGCGCAGCTCCTGCTCACTCGGCAGTGCCCAGACGTTCTCCCGGTAGTTGCCTGCGAAGCCCGTCCAGCCCACGAAATTGCAGTTTGTCAGCAGCTTCCAGTCGTCACCGAAGTATAACGACTGTTTCCAGATCCACTTGCGCGCGCCGCCGTCGAAGAAAACATATCTGGCGTATTCATTTGCGACATACTTGCAATCCAGAAAATCCGGATTCATCCGCACCTGCAAGCTGGTCATCCAGACCTCGCCGCGCTGGCCGCGCTGGAAGAAGTGGAACGCGAACGAGGTGCCCGCCAGTGCCGCGCGCCTGTCGTTTGCCGGCCAGCGCGAAGCATGGATATACCTGCCGCAGCGCG